GCTTTATTTATTATTTTCATGAACTCATCAAAATCTTTTGATCTTTTAAATACTTGGCATCCTTCTGACCAGTTCTCTACAAAGTTTGATACTGAACCTGCTTTGTGTATATTTATACCAAACATTCCTGTATCTGTTTCAACTTCATCAAAGGTCATGTTTTTATTTTTATCTCTCCATACAGTAACATTACCTAGTCTTTGGCATAGTGCCTCATACTTACCTTGGTGCTTAGATATAGTATATACTCCTCTATACTGTCCTGGTACTAATCTAGCTACACCATTAGCATTGTGATATTGTGTAACTCCTTTTTTACCTGGTTCAGTTGTGTTATCCCACTCATGATATTTCCATACTCCATCTAACTTATAAGATAAAGTAATTTTATCATCAAATAGATTAGTTACTGTTTGACCAGTATCAGAGTTTCTTACTCCTACTATATTAACATCATAATTTCCAGGACTTGTAAAATAAGTGTATCCTTTAGCTTTTACTGTTGCTGCTATTTGTTCTCTAGTGTATGTCATTTCTTTATCTTTTTAATGTCATCATTAATATCCTTAGCTCTTGCAAATAGTAACTTCATTGATTGCCATAGGTCTATACCTTTTACTACTTTATAGTTCTCATTAATGCTCATTACTTCTATACTAGCTAGAATTAATGCTACTACTTTAGTCAACATAAATGGTACACTAAAAAAAGTTAGTATGATATCATTAAGAATAAATTTATCTATAAGAAAAAACATTATTACAGTCATTTCATAAAGTGCTAGTTTGCTGATAATACTTGATAACTTTCTGCTAGTTATTTTTTCTTCTAATTTATTTGCTTTCCATATTCCCGTAAAAGTATCAATAGATATTAATACTCCAATCATCAAGAGTATTCCTGATATAGGTAAAAAGAATGCAAAGCAAATAGATATTAAAGTCAAAAGTTCTTGTTGTATAGATATTAATAATAGTGTTAACTGTGTTTTCATAATAAATAAAGTTTAATCAGCTTGTAACCAAAGTATACAAGTAGTATAAGAAATAATATTACTCCTAGTACAGCAAAGAAGTTAACCCACCAAGGTATATACTTTATCTTCTCCGGCTTTAATGTTTTAGTTACAACTTTAGTATGGTATACATCATTACCCTTAATAGTTCTATATATTGTCTGAACTCTAGCTTTAGATGTATATATGTTGTTTTGTAGTTTTGTCTGTAGGCTGATTAACTTGCCATCCTTGTCTCTAAGGTCTCCATTTAGTCTAGATATAACATTACCCAATGAGTCACAATAAAGTGTGTCTAATAGAGTTATAGTTTCACCTGGGATTGTTATTGTAGTATCCTTAAACTGTATTACTGTTATAGTACTATCTTTTTGTACACATAGTGGACAATACTTTGCTAGTCTCTTTTCAAGAGAGCAAGATGATAATAATAAAAGTAATATAATTAAGTATTTCATTTATTCTCCTTTAAGAGTGATTATAGTTTATATTTTTAAAAAGACAGCAGCAGATTGCAAAGTTCCGCTTGTAGCTGCAGTTGTATTTAATGCTGGAGGACTTGCAAATGTAGTAGGTATATACATACCAGTCTGTGAAATTGTATAGTTGAAATGTCGCGTATATAATACATTTGAACTTAAACTTGTAACTACTGCACCAGCAGATGCATCAATTATTACACCCATCCAATATTTTGTACCTGCTGTAAATGTATAAGATATAGGATATGTTCTTGCACCCGTAGTTGTCATACTTAATGCTGATGATTCAATTAACTTTGCTCTTGGGTATCCAAAACCATCATCTGAATAAACTAATATCTTTACATTACTTGCAGAACTTGCAGCAGTTGTAACATTAATTGATAATTCAGATATTGTAAATGTAGTTGCAGGATAAAATAATGACAACATCATAACGTTGACTCCAGAACTTAAAAGAGTAGTATTAAAATTAGTATCATATGCTTGAGCTGCATATAACCATGTTGATATTGGTTGAGTTAACATGTGGAATCCTCCACCTCCACCTGCAGAACCTGGTACATTAACAGTAACATTATTTCCAACATTTGTTGCAGTTACACCTGCACCTGTAAAATCAATACTATTTACATCAGAAGTTTTTACTACTCCTTCATCTTTAATAGCAATTTGTTTTGATATAGTAATACTTGTAGACATTATAGTGTATATGTATAAATAATAAGTGGATCTATTGTAGCTGAATTTGAATTAATATATATCTCAGTTGGTTCAAAGTAATTTAATAATCCTCCAGCATCATAATTAATTGTTACACCTTTAGGAACAGAAACATAAGTAACACCACCATCTGTACTTACTAAAATAGAAACAGTAGTGTCTTGATTATAAATTGATAATGTTAATAATTTTGCAATTGCTCCAGTATAATAGGTCATAGGTTTATTTCCATTAATTGTATTTATACCTGGTGTAATTATTACATTAGCTTGACTAGTACACAAAGTTGTAGAAACTGAATCATTACAAGTTCGTTGTCCTAATGGGCCTATAATATTTACATTAAGTGATGATATTATAATACTATAAATATTTACTAATGTAGTATAAATACTTTGTAAACCATTTAACATTTTTAATTGCCAAGGAAAATTATTTCCTTTATTCCCGTAATCTTGCAAATTTCCTATTGACATGTTTTTTTATTTTAATGTTAATATACTTCTCTCCATTGCATTGATGCACCAGCAGTTGTTGCTGTTGTTCCAATGTTAGTTACTGAAATAATATAAATTTCTGAATCTGTTGAATCATAATTTTGTGAAATATAATTTCCTCTAGCATTTGCTGATGTAGGATCTATACTTATTGCACCCCTATTACCTACTGCAGCTGAAACAAATCCAGATCCATAAACATATCCATTTGTGTTTGATACAGCATCTACACTAAATTCAACACCTGAGTTTGTATGTACACTTGTCCAAGTTGCTCCAGTTAAATATGAAATATTTGGAAGTTTAATAACTTTATATGTAAGAGGTTCTTTAACTGAATATATACTAAAGTCTTGTAAACGTATAAACATTCTGTTAAGATAAGTTTGAAAGTTATTTGTTAACCTAATTGCTATTAATGGTAGTGTAGCTCCTGCAGCAATTGATCTTAAACTAGAATTTAATGTTGACCAGTCTTGTCCTGCATCAGCATCTCCACCTTCACTTATTACTGTACTACATATTTGATTAAAAGATCCTCCTGTTGTTGCCCCTGTATTAAATATTTCACATCTAATTGGTAAATTAGGAGTAGCCATATAAGGAACAGTGAGTGTATTAGAGGTTAGAAATTCATTTGCTACAATATATTTTCCATTAACTAAAAATCCACAACGTACTCTACCTAAACCTAACCATGTAAAGTCTATAAATAAAAATTGTGTTTTAGTTATATCTAAATTATAACCAGAAGCACCTGTTCCATTACATTTATCTACATTCCAGTTTGCTTGAATTACTTTAGTTTCTACTGGTGATCCACTTGTGCTTGTTCTTAAATTAAGTGATAATACACCATCTCCAGTTTGTTCAAAATAAATACCATTTTTATCATCAAAGTATCCTGTTCTTTTTGTTACATTAGTAACGGCTGCTTTATAGCAAATTGTAGAAAAAATTAATTGACTTTTTCCTGGAATATAATTATGATACATTCTTGTTTGATGTATAGCACTACTTGCAGGATTTGAAGTTGTAGATAGTAAAGCTGATGATTGGTTAGCATTAAAAGTAACTGTACCACCATTAGCAACTTTATCAAGAAAATTTATATTTAAACCATAAATGTGTTTATAGTCTCCAAGTGTATAAGGAGCAGAATCACGTTCTCTTCCAAAAGCATCACTTGCCATAACACCTGCTGGAGAAATAGTTGTATTAACAGCAGTGTTAATTGAGTCTAATCCCAATAACATTTTATATTGCCATGGAAAATTATTCCCCTGGTTTCCAGTATCTTTGAGATTACCAATTGACATAGTTAAGATTTTAATAAAAAAGTTTTTAAAAAAACTAATTTATATTAAGCAACAATAAAGAAGTGAACTTTAACAACTGCATTTAATGCTGCTGTACCTTGATTAGCTATTGTAACATCAAATGAACCATTTGCTACAGTTGATACTGTTACGTCAGCATTACCATTACCTACATATTCTGTAGATACAAGAACTACTGATGATGTTTTAACAACACTATTAGTTATTGTAAAAGTAACTTCATTTAAAGAAGCAATTGTTTGTGTAAAAGTAGTAACAACTCCAGAAGGTGTATTCAAAGTTACCCCAGTAGCAGTACTAGTTAACTGTGTTACAGTTCCTTTATTATATAAGGGCTTTAATCCATCAGCATTTAAAGCTAAAGTTAACCACTCATCATCTCTTGTTGCATCTTTAGCAGCAAGTGGTAATAAAACTCCTGTGTCAGTAGGTACAGTTGTTACATAACGTACTCCTTTTTTAACCCAGCTAATAAAATTTAAGATATCCATTTTGTTTGTTTTTTAAGTATTAATAATATATATATATAATATACACAAAATATTTTATATTACAAACTATTTGGTTCTTCTTTTATAGGTGATTCATCATACCATTCCCATCCTTCTACAGGATATGTGTAAGAATCTTTGTTTTCTCTAACTAATTCATAATTTGGACCATATACAAAGTTAGGTGCATAAAGCCAATTGTCATCTTCTAATTTATAAAATCCTGATGTATCTTCCATAATTATCCTATTATTGTCCATCCTATTGATGTTACTATTAATCTATCTGCTGCAGTTAAACCTGCTGCTCCTGTTGCTCCAGTTATATTAATTGTTTTTGTTACAACAGCTCCTTGAGCTGCCATATCATTAAATAATTGTACTATTTGTGCTGTACTCATATTAGTAAAAGTTATATTTATTTGAGGAGATGATCCAGTCCATTGTCCTGCAGAAGTATTTAAAAGTCTTACATTTTGTACATCTGTTTTAACGTTTAATCCATTTAATTGAAGTAAACTTAATGGTCCATAAAATGAAATTGTTGATCCATTTTTAAATCTATTGTTATTAAAAGCAGAGGCAGACATTAAAGGTGTTGCAGTTAAAGACCCAATTTTATCAAAGTTTGTAAGTGTAACCAAATCAGAACACCCATTAATCATTGCATTAATGTCATTTACTAAAGACAACTGAGCAGCTCCAGGTAAAACACAAGTTTTAAGACTATTACAACCGGCAAAACAACCATTAAATGTTGTAACTGCTCCTACAGTATTTGGTAAAGTAATGCTAGTAAGTGAGATACAACCATTAAAAGTACCACTAAAGTTAGTACAGGCAGACATTGAAGTAGGTAAAGTAACAGATGTAAATCCTATATTACCAGAAAAACAATTTGACATTGTAGTAACAGCATTTAAACTTGAAGGAAATGTTAAACTTAATAAAGACCTAGCCCCACTAAATGCAGATGTAAGATTTGTTAAAGCATTCATAGAAGTAGGCATTGTAAAACTTGTTAATAGATAACAACCAACAAATGTTAATTGCATTTGCTGTATTGAATTTTGAACACCTGGAGTCCATGATATTGTTTTTAAGCTATTACAATTAAGAAATGTTTGATTAAAAGTTGAAAGTATATATCCAGAAGGAATTGTAACTTCTTGTAATTTAACGCAACTATTAAACATAGATTGAAAACTAACAGTAGCTGTTGGTGCTGCTGGTAATGTAATTTTAAGTAAAGAAACGCATGATAAGAACGTATTGTTATATGCTATACAACCTGGAGAAGTTGCAGGTAATATACAAGATGTTAATGAAGTACAACTATTAAAAGTACTTTCAAACGTACTAACATTTATATTTGATGGTAAAACAATGTTTTTTAATTGACGACAACCACTAAATGTACTGTTTAAAGAATACAAGGATAAAGGATTTGATACTGTAGCAGGGAAATATACAGTTTGTAAATTTAAACAGTCTTGAAAGCAATTTGCCATATTAGCTCCTACCGTTGGCATACTTGTAAATTTTACCCATTCTAGTTGCGTGCAATTGTAAAATGCATATTGTAAGTTATTAGCAGCATTAATAGAGGGCATTGTAACAGATCTCAAATTAGAACAGCTAAAAAAACAACTACCAAAATCAGTACAAGAATTTATTGTAGTTGGAAAAGTAACAAATCTTAAGTTAGAACAACCATTAAATGTTCCGTTAAAATTTTGAATACCTGTTGAATTAGAAGGAATTGTAATTTCTAGTAAGTTCCAACAATTTTGAAATGCAGTCGCATATGTAAGTGTAGCAGAATTAGAAGTTGGCATAACAACTTTAAGTAATGAATAACAATAACTAAAAGTAAACTGCCATGATGTCCAAGATACTGTTGCTGGTAATTTTACATATTGTAACTGGCTATATATAGATAAACAAGTACTACCTATGATTGAATAAAAATTAACAGGAGTTACATTTTGTGTGCTATCACCATAATATGCTTCTAATACATGACAAATTTGAGGACTACCAACTGCAGTACTAGCAGTATTTAGAATAGCCATTATATTACAGTTATTTAAAACTGATACTCCAGTTCCTGTAAAATAAACTCTAATTATAAATGTTGTATAACCTAAAGAACAAGGTGTTCCTGTTCCTGGAGTATATGTATGAGTAGTATCTGTTGTAGCAGTAGTTGTAACTGTACTAGTAGTTGCATCTCCCCAATCTATAATAATGTTTTGAGAACCTGATGTTCTTGTAAATGTTGTTCTAATTGAACATGCTGCATCTCCAAGATCACAGAATAAGAATTGTACTTCTGTTGCTACATCTGTAATTACAGGCCAATCTGAAGGTCTAGAATATACTGCTGGACCTGTTGTTCTACTAAAATAATTTTGTAATGGTAAGTTAAATGCCATAATTATATTGTTGGGAATATAGTTATTTCTCCTGTTATATTTGTTTGTGGTGGAAATAATGAATAAAATGTACATGATCCTGCAGCCACTGTTACTTCAGATTGCATTCCACAAGTTGTTACTTCAAGATAAGCAGTCCTATCAGGAGTAAAGTCTACTCTTGTATTTACTGTTATGTTTACATTAGAAAATGTATATGTATAATATCCACTTACAAGTGACCAACTTGTTGAAGTTAATGTTTGAGCTGTTAGTTTATATATAGTTCCTCCACCTCCACCACCTGAAGAATTTATAGTTACTACTCCTGTACCACCTGCAGGAGATATAGTAACATTTGTTCCTGCAATAATTTGTGTAACTCCACCACCTCCTCCACCTGGAGCTGCCCATGTACCATCTGCACGTAAAAAGTTTGCAGTACCACCACCACTTGCAGGTGCAAGACCTTTTAATGTAGATGTAAAGGTATCTATTAATGTTGTAGCTTGTGTACCAGTTAATGTTTCAATATTACCCGTGCCTGCTGTTACTCTTCCTTGAATTGTACTTGTTGCAACCTGTGCTAACATAGCATTAGTAACTACATTTGTACCTATTGTAGTAGTTATTGAAGTTGTTCCAGTTCCGGTAACATTACCAGATAAAGTAATGGTTTGATTACCAGTTATATATGTATTAGTATCAAGAGCAAATACACCTGTTCCTGTCATTTTTACAAATGAAGTTGAAGCATAAGATAATCCTGCTAATGAAGTAAGATTAGTAGCTAAAGGTTGTCCACCTAATCCTGTTAAAGTATATGTAGGTACATTTAATACTCCTGATAATAATGTACTTGCTCCACTACTTCCTGTTACAGTTAATGATGTAAATGTAGCTGTTGGAGGTGTAGGTATGTTTAATACATTACTTACTAAAGTGGCAGCACCTGATCCTGTTGTTGTTAAACTTGTTATTCTGTTTGTATATGCAGTATTCCAATTTGCACTATTATCAGTTATTGAAGTTCCCCAAGCTGAACCTGTTGAAAGTGCAATACCTGCTCCAGGATAAACCATTCCACCACCACCACCACTTGACCATGAAGTGCCATTGTAAAAGTTGAGAGCATTTAAAGTAGTGTCATAAACAATAAGTCCACTTGCAGGAGTAGCAATAGCATTCTTCTGCGTTGTGGTCATTACAGGTGGTAAAAAACCTTGTGTTGTAGAACTTACTTCTAACACTGCAGAAGCTGCAGAAGGTGTTCCTACACTTAATTTATTTTGTATTCTTGCAGTACCATTTACGTCTAACTTATATCCTGCATCTGTTGTAGTGTTTATTCCTATGTTTCCTCCACCAAATATTCGTATTCTATTTACTGAATTGGTGAAAAAATCTAAATTGTTATTACCAACTAAAAAGAAAAAAGAATCTCCCGATGAGTATTGGCCAAATTGAAATTTATTTGAATTTGTAATAAGACTGCCTCCAAAAATATCAATAGATGCATAAGATGTATTTTGATTATTTTTAAATACAGCAGAAGGAGAAGTAACTGAACCTAAATTTTCAACATACAAACCTGTTAAAGCTGTAGTTGAAACAATTGAAGTTTTCGCAGCAGGAGCATTTGTTCCAATTCCTAATCTATCATTAATATCATCCCAAAAGAAGTTTGCATTGTCTTGTTGTAGTACACCACTTGTACCTGCAAATAATACAGAACCTGAAGTTAAAGTTGATGCAGTAATTGAACTTGCAAATGTAGCAGCACCTGCAACTGCCAATCCATTAGTTGGAGCAGCTGTTGCTGTAGTAAATCCTATTGCAGCATTACCTGCTACTTGTAATTTTGAAGTAGGTAAGGTTAATGAAGTAGTAATAGTTCCAGTTCCTAAATTACCTACTGTTACATTACCATTTTCTGCTATTAATAAACTTGGTGTATAGTTACTTGCAGTTGTTCCTGCAATAAAAAATTGAGAAATACCTGTTGTAGAGGTCATACTTGCACCAAATAAACTTTGGTCTTGTACATAAGTTGTACCAATATAAGGCCTAAAAGTAAATGCACTAACAATGTCTCCAGTTGTTACTGCCGTAGGGGAAGCATTAGTTCCTCTTGATTTAAAAAATTGTGCAACTGCTGCTTGTGGACCAGTCTGATTTTGATACAGCATTAAACCTCTTGTTGACAAACCTGATTCACTTATAATACTTAAACCTTCATTAGCATTATTCCAAGAAAATTTTGAACTTGCTCCAAATACACCACTATTATTATATTGAATTTGAGTATTAGAACCCGCTGGACTTGTAACACCACCTGAATATTGTGGAATATTTAAAACACCTGTTGTAGAATTATATGTAGCTGCACCTGATGTTCCTGTAGTAGTTAAACTAATAGCTAATCTAGCTAAAGCATCTGTATATTGAGTGATTGTAGATGCTATTGTAAAAGAAGGATATGTTCCTGTAACTGATATTCCTGCACCATTTGATAAAGAAACAATTTGATCTGGAGCAGAGTTAGTAATTACTCCTGTTGTATTGTTGTAGTTTATTCCCGTACCTCCACTTAAAGAAGTTAAGATTATAAAGTTAGAACCATTTGTAATTTGATTGTTGTTAGTTGGAATTGTGATAACTCCTGTTGTAGAATTATATGCTCCTGAACCTGCAACAAATGAATTAGATAATCTTGCTCTTGAATCTGTATAATATAAATTAGTACCTTCAGCAATGTTTGTAGTTGTTAAACTTACAGCACCTGTAAAACCATTTACAGAAACTACTGAATCAGTATTGTCTACTTTTTGCCATACACCACCATTAAATATTGCCCAATCTCCAATGTTCCAATCAGTAATTCCATTTAAGTTAGTAGAACCTGCAACATTTACAATATAATAATATCCTGAAGTTCCAACACTACTTGTTAATGGAGGCGTATTAGTTAAAGCATTCCAAGTACCTTGATAAGTTGAACCACCTATTAAACCATTAATTTGATTTTGAACTTTACCAAAGGCAATTAAGATAGAATCAGTAGCTAAAATAGTTCCTCCTGTAATATTAACTCCTGTTAAAACTTTTCCTATTACTGCTGAATTGACTAAAGATGGATTTGTATAAGTTCCGCTTAATTCACCTCCTGCGGTAATACCTGATATGGTTGTTAAATAAGTAGAGTTATCATAAGAAATAACAGTACCTATAATTTTAACAAAACCAGTACCATTTAATGCAGCTTGTTTAGCAGTAAAAGCAGACCAATCTGTAGTAGATAAAACTCCTCTATTAGATGCAGAAGCTGTTGGTACATTTAATGTAATTACTGGAGTAGTTGTTCCTGTAGCTACAGTAGAAGATAAATCAGTACCAGTTGTACCTAAAGTTAATGCTGCTACAGAAGTTACAGTACCACCACTATTTATTGCATTTAAAGTAGTACCTGTTAGTGAAAGATTTGTACCAAGTGTAATTTCTTCCATTACACCTGATAATGCAGTGCCCCGACCAACTAACCTATTTGTAGTCATCAAAGTTGTAATAGTTCCTGTTGTAGAAATAGTTCCACCTGAAATTAGACCGGCTGTTGCTATAGAAGTTACTGTACCTGTTCCATAAGGAGCTGTAAAATATTCTAAAGCTGTTTCTCCAGCATTAACTCTTGCTAGTTTTAAAGAATTACCTGTTAAACTATCTAAAGGAGATAATTTAGTATTTAATGCTATTGTTCCTGCAGAAGTAATTGTACCACCTGTTAAACCTGTACCTGTAGCTACGCTAGTTACAGTACCTGAAGTAGTAGATGGAGCAGTATTAATTATAGTAAAACTTGGATATGTACCTGTTACAGATATTCCTGTTGATGGAGTAAGTACTACAGTTTGATCTGGAGCAGTATTAGTCACAATTGGTACAGTAGTTGTACCTCCTATAGAAATTCCTGTACCCGAAGATAAAGATGTTACTTTATTATTCCAGGTAGTTGCAGAAGTTATTCTTGAGTCTGCTAGAGTTCCTGTCCAACCAAGTGTTAAACTAGTTGATTGAAGCAATGCTGTAGCAGGTGTACCTCCTAATGTAAGAGTAACATTAGTGTCATCAACCTTAGTTAAAGCAGATGGTGTAAAACTTGGTATAGTTGGGAATGTAGCTAATGTACCATCTCCTCTTATATATTGTGATACTGTACCAGTAGGTATTGGATAATAGGTTGATGCTGCTAATGTAATTGTTAAATATGGAGTTAATGCAGAGGCTGTTACAAATCCTGATGGATTACCAGTTAAAGGATAATATAATAAATCATATGTTGGTAGTCCATTATTCCATAATACAGAAGGATTAGGATAAACACCAGATAAATCTCCACCAGCTGGTCCTGAAGGAGCTCCTCCTCCACCACCACTACCACTAACTAATAGTTTTCCAACTTTATCTACTACTTGCATCAGTATGTTGCTCCATATATATAATAACTAGTGCCTACTACACTTGAATAGGCAATTATTTGATCACCCTTATTTAATGCATATGAGAAATCATCTGTTACTGTATCACCAGCTGATAAATTTAAAGCATACATTAAATTTGTTGTTGCTGAACCAGCTTCATAAATATATATTTGTATATTATATGATACAGCATTATTAAATCTAACGGTAAATAATCTATTTAAACCTGCTGAAGAAGGTCCCCCTACTGCTAAAACAGTACCTGTAACAGATAGTTTTCCGGTTTTAGTAAATTCACCCATACTATAATATACAAAAATTTTATGACAAAAAAAATCCCTATGATTAATAGAGATTAATAACTGACATTATATCAATGTTCCTGCTATAAAAATTAATAGAAGTGCTGCAATAATAAAATATGAACCAGTAATATCACCTTCAGGATCTAATTCATATGAGTCTTTAACACTATTGTATAAAGGTCCTCTAAAAGAGTTTCCTATAATCCATAACAAACATGCTATGCTTAAAATAAATAACATTATTAAATAATTCATAAGGTATCAATTCTACGTTGTAAATATACCAATGCTTTTTCTAAATCTTCTTTATTGTTAAAAGTTTTTTTACCAGCTCTAGCTAAATATTTTATTACATTTCCTAAGTAAAAATCTTTATCTAACTTCCAGGCTTCTAGCACATTAAAAACTTCATATGTTGAATCTTTTCCACCATAGTATTTAGGACGTGATTCAAAAGGTGGAATATCTTTTCTAAAGTCATAATTTTTATTATGTTCAGAATCTAAAGTATTTTTAGTTCTTTTATCTATATCTTCTTTAGATAATTCTTTAGAATTAATTTTATCAGTACTTGTTCTTCCAGAAAAATACGGATTATCATCTGTTATGTTTACCATATTATTGCAATATCCATTTCATTAAACATTAGCTTTACACTACCATCAATGTCAACTTTTTCTGCATGTTCTAATTGTCCAGTTGGAATATATACTGAATCTCCAACAGCAATCTCTTCTACTTTATCACCTATAGCATATACAGTTAATCTGTTCCATTGCTTCATTGCTTCATACATTAAAGCATCTTCATCTTTTTCAGATAACTTAATTACTGATTCTTTTCTTACAGGTACCTCAATAAGTATCCGTCTTCCTCTTAATGTTTTAAATTGTGTGTTCATTTTATTATTTATTAGGTTATCAAATTTAATTCTTGCTTCTAAGTTAGTCTCTGACTCTGATGTTAATTTTTGCCATATACCTAACTCATGTTTTGTCATTTTAGTTATGTTTTAGAGTTGTCACTTTGTATTTAATAATTTTGACACAGCAGTCTGTGCACTAATTAATTCTCCTACAGCATGATCAAAAATAAAACTTTTAGAAGCTGATTTAGTTTCATTATTATAATGATCTTTTAAAATATTTACAATATCAGCAATATTTTTCTTTACTTTATAATCTGAAGAATCTTCTTCTGTACTAAATTCAATACCAATTAATTCTTCACCAAAGGTTAGAATTTTAGTTTCATTGATATCAATAATACCATTTGGGATGGGTGTAACTCCTGAACTCATAGTGTTGGTTTTTAAATATTATTTACAAATATATAATTATTTATAAATAAAAACAAATATATAAAAATTATTTTCCTATTTGTTTTATAATTTATACAATTTCCAACCACATTTAGTTTTTTCCTGCCTTTTATGTTTTATATGATTAAAAACTCCAATAGTTAATCCTGTAAATTTAGACATATCAGTTAATGATTTGTACACTATATCATTAGTAAATATATTAATCCAACCACATTTATTTTTATTATTTTTTGTAGTGCTCATTTGGTTTTTTGTTTTAGCACTAAATTTATATCCTGAAACACGTTTATATCCATTAGCTTTTTTTGTTTCCCATGCTTTCTTTGCTTGATTTGATCTAGCTTCTGAAGTCATAGTTAACATCCTATCATATTTTTCCGGATATTGTTTTTGTAAAGCTTTTATTGTTTTAGATATCTTTAACTTAGTTATGTTAGATTGAATACCACCTTCTCCACCAAAAGTTAAATTATAACCATAAGGAGCAATACAATTATATTTTTTAATAAATTGAATTTCTTTTTTACAACAATCTGTTTTGTTAACACAAATGCATAAGACTTCCCAGATAAAGTTATCAATAGAATACTTTCTTATAGCCCTTTGAAAAAAATAATTATAATGTTTTCCAGATTTATTATAAGCTTTTCTTATATGATTTTTTATTCTGGTGCATAAAGTTCCAGTAGTATAACCAATATACTGTTTATTATTTATTTTATTTGTTGCAATATATACTAACATACTACAAATATAATAAAACTATAACAAATAGTATATAAGTTTAGAGTTATCTACCCTGAGAACGGTATAATTTTTTATAATTTTTAGAAGATTTAAGTTTAGATCTTTTAGTTTTTGCATGAACACCAGTTCTAGAAACTTTTGGTTTATCTAACTTAGTAAATGTATCTTTAATTTTTGCCATGACTAATCTTTTACAGGGATAATAGTTCCTACTGGATATGGTGCACCAACAGGTGCTTGAGTAATTGATGTTTGTCCTTTATGAACTCTTAATGCTTTTCTTAAAGGTAAGGCAGCTTCATTAAGAGGACCATAACATTTAACTAATGTTACACCATTTACTTCTTTAAAATATTTACATGGCATACAGAACATATTACTCATTCCTCCACCTAATGTATCAGATACAACAAATGATCTATTTACTGTAGTTAAAGTTTCCCATGTTGGTGCTTGAGGTACTGAATCAAAATACCAAAAGAAAGACCATACTGTACTATCAGTTCCATCAGGAGACACAGAAGGTTCCGGAACTAAAAAAGAATTACCAATAGATGGACCATCAATAACAGGACATACTGAACAACCTTCTACAAATGTTCTACCTTGAACTTTTATTAGATTACCAGTAGGTACTGCAGCAGATGCTCCACAGAATGCAAACTTACCTTTATAAATATATAAAGCATGTTGTTGACTAAAAATAAAACTTGTTAGCATCAACAAGCAGATTGTTATAATTATTTTCATATTATAATATACTAAATATAATTTACTTAAGCAAATATAAACAATATCTGTGACATCACCTATACATAAAATTTAGGGTAGGTGATTATTCCCCCGGGTATGTTCTGCCTCAGATGTAGCCCCCAGAATGTCAAGTTTATTTTATTAAAAACTGGAGAAAGGGATATGGTTTTTTAATATATAAGGGAGAAAGGAGGGTCCCTCCAAAGCACCTCCCCCCACTCTCAGCCAACCGGGGTACCCCCCATTGTTTTATACAGCTTCATACTAATCAGAAATTATTTTCTAAAATAATTCTACCAGGAAATAGTTTTAGTATTACTATAGAATACATAGTAACTATGCTATGCTATGTAGTATAGTATACTATAGTATATAATAGAGTAGCTTAGAAAAGTCTTGGCT